ACGCAGACTGCAGAATGCGCTTGCAAGAGATTCATACCCACAAGCAGAAAAAGAAAAACATATCCTGGGTTCAATCACACATGCTATGGAGGACATTGTGAGCCGGTATCATAAAATCAATGGCGAACCAATAAAATACTCATTTTGTGGCGATCATGGGGCTTTGCGGCACGCATTTAGCGAGTACAATACTGTAATGCGCCGTATGGAAAGTGTGAGACAGTTTGAATATGGCAGTATTGAGCTATACCCGGATGTTTCTGAAAGAGAAGATATGGAAGTAGAAATGTTCTGCGATGTAGTTTTGCACCATTACCCCCTAAGAGATTATAGAAACATATGGAGTGAAGTCAATACCATTGTTAAAGACTACGACAAACTGGGTAAAAGGAACACTAAGAAAGATGATTTGCACCTCAACAAACACGCTATGCATCTTGTACGGTTGTATCTTATGTGTATTGATATTTTAACGAAAGAAGAAATTATCACATATCGGGAATCCGATCACGAATTACTTATGAGCATTCGTAATGGCGAATACCAGAAATCAGATGGGACGTATTGTTCTGAATTTTTTGAGTTGGTTGATAATCTTGAAAAGAAGATGAAGTACGCTGCTGAAAATACATCATTACCAGAACAGCCAGACAAAGAGGCTGCTTATGAAATGCTCGTTGAAATGAACAAAGAACATATTCTAAGAACTAAAAGTTCCTGGAAATAATTTCCAGTTAAAAGAAATAAATATTTACATATTATGGCATATATGGTAAAATGAGATTTAGCAATCAGGAGGTGTATTAATATGAAGAAGGCAATTGTATTTTTAACAGCATTAACGCTTATGTTTTCTGCTGCTGGATGTGGGAAAGAAGTAGTTGTAAATGAATATGGAGAAGAAACTTTCGTTTATGGTGATCTCATAGAAATTAGTCATCGAGATTATAATACAACTAAGAGAGAAAGCCTTGTGTATGATAAAAATACAAAAGTTATGTATTGGTATTTTTATGATACCTGGGATGGTTGTATGTCTGTATCTCCATATTACATTGTTGACAAGAATGGAAAACCAGAGATAGGAGTGTACAAAAAGAATTATGAACCTTGATATAATTATGCCAAGTAATGTAAAAATGATTTTAAACAAAATAAAAGAAAACAAACATGAGGCGATTATTGTTGGGGGATGTGTGAGAGATTCAATTATGGAATATATGCCGCACGACTGGGATATTGCTACATCAGCACAGCCAACAGAAATAATAGAAATATTCAAAGATTTCCGTATTATGACTGCTGGATTAAAGCATGGCACAGTAACAATAATAATTGACCATGAACCATATGAGATAACTACATATAGAGTTGATGGAAAATATACGGATTATCGTCGCCCTGATACAGTAAGTTACACAAGAAATTTGGCTGAAGATTTGCTGCGAAGGGATTTTACAATTAATGCAATTGCTTATGACGGAGAAAATATCATTGACTTACATGATGGTGTCGATGACATAAAAAATAAAATTATAAGATGTGTAGGAAATCCAGACGACAGATTCAGAGAAGATCCTCTTCGTATTCTCAGAGCTTTAAGATTTGCTGTTAGATTCAAGTTCAAAATAGAAGAAAATACTGCAACAGCGATGAGAAAACATATGAAGCTGCTCGATCACATTGCGATTGAAAGAAAGCAAAGTGAGTTTACAAAAACTATTTGTACAGACGAAATTAGTGGCAACTTTGATATTTTAAAAGAATACCAGGATATTTTGAGCTATATTATGCCGGACATTGCCAAGATAACAAAGTGGGATAAAACAGTAGACATGATTCGAAACTGTGATGGCTTATGTGAAAAGCTAGCAATTTTAATTGATATGGCTAAAATAGAGAACTATCATAAAGTATCTGATATTCTTATGAAATACCCAAATAAAGTTTCGAAGTCTGTATGTAACATTATGGAATGTAGAAAAGAACTTATTACGGATTCTATTAGAAGTATAAGGCATTTATTATCAAGATATCAAAAAGAAGATATAATAAAAACTATTAACTTTAAGTTGGCAAAAATGATATCTGATGAAAATGCGGGAAAATCAATGATACAGTGTTTATATAAAGTACAAGATATCGTTGAAGAAATATGCTCAAATCCATGTGAATATTGTTATGATTTGAAACATTTGGATATAAATGGACATGATTTAAAAAATATTGGCATTCCAGATGTTGAGATTAGTCATTATCTCAATGGTCTTTTACAACTTGTGATTGCCGGGGCAGTAGAAAATAATAATGAAAAATTAATTGAGGTTGCAAGAATTTCAAGATTTTGAAAATATTCTATTGACGTATACTGTTATTGAGAGTAAAATAAAAACATACGTTCGATTAGAAAATTTCGCTACTTACTTGGATTCTGTCGAAAGGGGAATAGAGGAATGAAGTTTAACTATCAAGAAAACATGTGTGTGAATGTAAAAGAAGCTATTGAGAAATCCACAAAAAATGATTACGTAGATTTTGGCGATGCACTTGGAGTTATTGTACATAAATCTTCTTATTTTGAGGTGATTATTGTGTATGACGAAATCCATGATATTGTAAGCGTCGAAATTGTAAAAAACGATACTGATTGTCTGAAGATTCGAGAAAAAGACCTGGAAATGACAGATGAAGAAAGAGATTTAATCGTGAAAGAATTGAGCACCCACATAAGCTAAAGGAAATAATTGTTGTTTTCATGTTGACACCTCTTGAAAAATATGTTATCTTTAAGATAACAAAATATAGAAAGGGGTAGTCGCATGAAATCAACAGACAGTAGGAATCAATTAATTGAAAAAGTGAAATCATTCATTATGGGTATTAGCCCGGCAAAGACTAAAGAGCTTGAAGAAGAAATCATGCATGACAATAAGATTACAACAGGTGATTTCTTAAAGATGCTGTCTGGAAGATATTCACTTGAAGATGCAAGCGATGCAGAATTATATTGGATTTTAAATGCTGCCTCAAAAGTATCAAAAACTGTTGGGAAAATAGAAGATTATTTTGAACCAGCAGAAATTATGAATTATAAATATTACGATCCAGAAAATGATAATAATAGTTATAAAAATGGAATCGTTTTTAAGCATGTACAAAAGCTTGCCGATAATCAATATATGTTTCCGTTAAGTGTAGGCGAGATTAAGAAGCTGAAAAATGCCAATAAACTACAAATCATACCTGAGTTGCAGCGAAACTATAAAAAAGATAAATACGGTGAGTTAAAAACAAAAGTAAATAAGAAAAGTGCTAGAGAAATTGCAAATCTTATAAATAACGGTGAGTTCTTTTATAATGGTATAAGATTTAATCTGATGGACGACGGTGAAGCTGATCCTCCAGTTTACAATGAGGATAATGAAACTTTGACAATAACATCAGGAACAATTATTGTACCAGACGGAAATCATCGTTCTATTGCGTGTGAATTATCTACAAAACACCAGGATGATAAATTTGGTATATTTTTCACATATTTAACTGCAACAGATACCAGAAGAATCTTAAATCAGGAATGGACAACTGTTCCTATTCCAAAACGTCACAAAGATGCTATGAAGCTGACTGTACAGAATAAGATTGTTGACTCAATTATGAGAAGTAGTGATGCAGATGAGTTGTATGTAAAGAATATTACAAAAGATGGCGTTGAACTTAGAAGAGGAAGCGGCTTTATTCTATATATTGAATTTGCAGAGGCTATATCAAGATATTATGATGTAGAATTGCTAAAAACAAAAGCAGATCAGGATGAATTAAGAGACTGGCTGATTACATTTATGAATTATCTTACAAAAATTATGTATGATGATTTTAGTAATTTTGCGAAGGTAAAGAAAACAAAATGGTCAGTTCATTATCTGGCGATTAACTATTATATAATGATAAGTAGCATTTTAAAGGGGAACCCTGAATGGAGAGAAATCTTAACTCAAATTATCGCAAATACTGACTTTACAGATAATGAAATTAAAAAATATTGCGTAGATGGTAACAGACGACACTTTTTCCAGTTTTGTAAAGAAAAGGAGGACGCTATATGTACAATGATAAAATGAAAAAAGATTTTTTGAACACATTAGCGAACGAAAATTCTTATAAAGCATATATACGTATTTTCCAAGGCATTGAAGATCTTGAATCAACATTCAATAAAGATATTTGTGAAATGAATACGGATGAAATACTTACGGTTTTGGATCTTAAAACAGGAGCAAAAGCCGGAAACCTTATACAGACAATGAGTTTATTAAAAAGCTATGTCGATTGGTGCTTGCAAAATGGAAAAATTGTTGGAGAAAATAATTTTGAAAAAATAGATTTTAGCGAAGTTAACCAGTCGCGTTCTCTTCTGGCGCAATACTTAAAAGATGAAGAAGAATTTGAAAAAATGTGTTCTGAGGTATATAAGATAACATCAGATTACAACGATGGTGTAGAAAAGCCAAATGAGCTGTTAGTTCGTTTGATGTTCCTTGAGTTAGAACCGGAAGAGATTATGAATTTAAAGAAAACTGATGTTGATTATGAGAATATGATAATTCATAGTCCTTTATATCCAATTGACTATCATGTGTCGCAAAAGGAACTGTTGTTATGTAGATTTTGCGCAGAGCAGGAATCCGTTGATTATGCAGAATCAGAGAGGTCAAAAGATAAAAAAGAACGCATTTGTGATAATGAATATTTGATAAGATCAAGAGTTAGTGCATTGAGAAAAGGAAGATCTGAGAATGCCACAATAAGCACTGTTAGGATCATGCGCACTGCCAGAGAATTTTATGAAAAATATTATGAAGAAAGTAATATATACAAAAAACTTACTCAATCAAAACTGGCAGAAAGCCACAGATTAATTAGAATACACAAATCCGGTACACCTATGGAATATATTGATACAATAATTAGAAATGAAATTCTTGTAAAAGAACCGAATATAAAAAGCACAACGATGTATTCCAGGTTATTTAATTTGAAGAAATTATATGAAACTTGGGAAAAGGCGTTTTATCAGAATTAATGGGTGGGAACTTTCTCACCCTACCGAATAATGAAAGATAAAAGAAATAAAAAATATGTTAAAATACTATTGACAAAAACAGAAAAGTATGATAATATATAATTGTTCAAGAGAGAACAAAAGAAATAAATAGGCTAGGGTAGCTCAATTGGTAGAGCACATAAAAGAAAAATGTGTCTAGCATTCAGACACTTACAGCAAAATTCTTTTCCATTACATACAGGATGTTGTTATGAGTTCAAGTCTCATCCCTAGCGATCAAAGACACACGCAGCAAATGAATAAAAGGATAAAGAAAGATTTTGGTGGTCTGACGAAACGGTTCAAATCCGTCCTGTGTCTTGAAAATGCAGAGTTTGTAACTTGACATTGTGGGTGTTCAGTGGCATCTGACCCGGACTGCATTGGATTTATTGGGTATTGTAGAACCTACTAAGAGGGGGATCTTAGTCAACACCAAAATAATAAATATGGGATTGATCTGGTTGATGCTTTTGAATGTGTATTGTGGTGGGAAGCACATACAGCAATTTTACACAAGATGAAAACTCTGCCAAGTTTTTAGTTGCGGTTCAATTCCGCACGATCCCAAAATCGCCCACCATTTATTTTTAAATAAGTAAAATGAAATAAAGAAAAAGCTGTGATAGCTCAAATGGTAGAGCAACGTTAAGTCAACCAATGTGTCTAGTATTAGGCATATACAGCAATTTTAACGATAGCATGTTAAGCCGTAGGTTCTTGGTTCGAGTCCAAGTCACAGCGTCGGCGTATAGACAAAATGGGTAAAGTCATCGGTTAAAAATCGTTTATCTGTTCCACCCTCCACAAAACCGAAATGTGTCGGGTTCGAATCCCGGCTACGCCAATAGATTATGTAACCTTGTACGATGTACAGGACAAGCGCATGTCTGGTTGTATAATCTACGCTAGCTGTAAAATTTTGATTTCTGCTATCAAGATTTATACAGACGGTGAAACTTCTGATGCCAACGGATGAATGCTAAAGCAGATAGCATTTGAGGCACAAATGTCTTTGCGAAGTTTCGATTGGCGTGTTAGTGCCTTTTAGCAAGGACTGGATATCCACATTACAATTTGTTACAGTTTTTTACATCTATCATTGTTACGTTTTTATGACATTCTGGAAAGACAGAATGTGGCGAATATAGCTCAGTTGGTAGAGCTGACAATTAACGTTGAGCATAGGTTCGAGTCCTATTATTCGCTTAGGCAAGTGGTAAAACAATATACATATATCAATAAAAATTTATGAACGGTGTCTAGTATTTAGACGCATACAGCGAACTTAAAATATAACAGTTTGAAGAAAATCAAAAACGCAGGGTATAGATTTTACATGATTTAATCACACTTGCCTTTTAGGAATGTTAGCTCAGTTGGTTAGAGCGTCCGCCTCATAAGCGGATGGTCATGGGTTCGAGTCCCATACATTCCACTATTAAAGACACAAAACAGCAAAGAATCAAATTATTGTGCGTAGGTAAAGAAAAAACGTGTCTTGTAAAAATGTGCATGTAGCTCAGTCGGGAGAGCATCTGACAAGAATAATAAGACTTGTGGAAAGCCTTTAACAGCAACTATAGATATGGGAATCGGATTAGTCGCAAGTTCAAGTCTTGCCATGCACATTCTAATTTTTTATACATTTCATCAAAGGTAAAAGTAATAATGTATAGGAATTAATAACTTTAAAAGTGATTCGAAAAATTAGGAGGAAAACCAATATGGGTTTTATGGATTCTGTAGAAAAAGAATTAATAAACGGCGATATGAACAGGAGCCGGACAGAGAATGGCGCACTGGGTTACAGAACAACCGGGAAATATCTGCTTGATCTGAATTTCGCCACTGCATCATTAAGAAAAATGCAACCAACAGAAATCACTGGTAAATTTACTGATGCATTTCTGGATAACAAACTGTATGCATTGAAATGGCTCTTCTATCTGCGTGACGCAAGGGAGGGGCTTGGAGAGCGAAGAAGCTTTAGAATTATTATGAATCATCTGGCAAGCACTGAACCAGATATTGTGGAAGCATTTGTGAAGCTTATTCCTGAATATGGCAGATACGATGACCTGATGTGTCTGTTTGGAACAGAATGCGAAGCTTATGCGTTGGCTGCGATTAAAGAGCAGTTAGAAAAAGATTTAAAAAATATGGAAGAAGGAAAACCAATATCCTTACTTGGAAAATGGCTTCCGAGCTGTAATGCTTCTTCTAAACAGACAAAGAAGAATGGAACTGTTGTTAGAACATATCTTGGACTGAGTGAGAAGAATTACAGAAAAATATTATCAAAACTTCGTGAATATATTAAAATCGTTGAACGTCAGATGTCTGCAAAAGAATGGGGCAAAATCAATTATGAAGCAGTTCCATCAAGAGCAAACCTGATTTACAATGATGCATTCCTTAGAAACGATGAGGAAAGACGTAGAGAATATCTGGGAAGCCTTGAAAAAGGTGAAGCCAAGATTAATGCAAGTGTACTTTTCCCGCACGATATCGTATATAAATATGGATGTCGTTTCTCTACGAGAACAAAAGACGATACACTTGAAGCATTATGGAAAGCACTTCCGGATTTGGTAAATGGTGATTCCTCTACGCTGGTTGTAAGAGACGGATCAGGAAGCATGACGTGGGACAATCTTGGTGGTGGCGTTAAGCCATTAGATGTAGCAACTGCGTTAGCCATTTACTTTGCGGAGAGATCATGTGGTGAGTTCAAAGACAAATACATCACATTTAGTAGCAGACCTGGACTTGTTGATATGGCAAATCTCAACACATTGAGAGATAAGCTGATGAGATCATACAGAGAAGCTGATTGTTCCAATACCAATATTGAAGCGACTTTCAATCTGATCCTTAATACAGCTATCAAAGGGCATATGAAACAAGAAGAAATGCCGAAGAATATCCTTATTATAAGTGATATGGAATTTGATGTCGCTACAAATGGAAGAACAGATCAGACTCTTTTCGACAGTATTTCAGAAAAGTTTGAAGAGCATGGATATAAGATCCCACGTTTGGTATTTTGGAACGTAGCTTCAAGAACTGGCACAATTCCAGTAAAACAGAATAAACTTGGAGTAGCACTGGTTTCCGGGTTTTCTCCAAATATTGTAAAAATGGTACTCAGCGGTGAACTTGATCCGTACAAGTGCCTGACAGATCAGCTTGATTCCGAGAGATATGCTCCGGTAGAAGCTGCAGTAAAAGATTTATTATAGAGTAAAAATTTATACGGTGACATATACAGCCAAAGGCTAAAAATGTCCGTGTGAGGCACATACAGCAAACCTAATTCTGCATTCAACTTTTAATTGAACGAGCAAAATAAGTGTCTCGAAAACGTATATTTCTTACATTGGTGGATGGAAGTGATTCTATCAAGCATCACCAACTCCACCAGTTTAAAAATAAATATTTTCGAGATAGAGGAATTAATGAGAAAGTTAGCAACAATCAGAACAATTGCTAATATCAAGCCGATTCCGAATGCTGACAGAATTGAGGTAGCACAAATTGATGGATGGGAAGTAATTATCTCAAAAAGCGATAATTTTTCTCAGGGGGACAAGGTAGTTTACATCGAAATTGATAGTAAAATGCCAAAAACTCCAGAGTATGATTTCCTGAAATCAAGAAGGTATGTTGTTAAGACCATTAAATTACGTGGTCAAGTCTCACAGGGACTTGTTTTGCCTTTGGCTGTTTTGCCGCCTGGCGATTACAAAATTGGTGATGATGTAACAGAGATATTAGGTGTTACGAAATATGATCCAGAAGCGGAGCAAGAGAACGCAGTTGTATCAGAAAACAAGAAGAAGTCTCGAAATCCAATTATCAAGTTTCTCATGCGATTCAAATGGTTCAGAAAAATCTATCTGAAACCATCCGTAAAAGACACTTTCCCGAATTGGATTAAAAAGACAGATGAAGAAAGAATCCAGAACATGACAAGACTGTTTGAAAAGCTGAAAAGAGACAAAACAGTGTTGAGTGTGACGGAAAAGGTTGATGGCACTTCTGCCACATTTTTCTTAAAGAAAGTAGGAAAGAATAAATATGAGTTTGGAGTTTGCAGTCGAAACAAACGGCTTGTGACAGAGGATAATTCGTATTATTGGAATGTGGCGAGAAAGTTCAAAATCAAAGAAACATTACAGACGCTTATCGGTGGACTTGATTGGATTGTTCTTCAGGGAGAAATTACCGGAGAAGGAATCCAGGGAAACAAATATCCGATGGAGGGCGGTGAAAGATTCTGGGCGTTCAATCTGATTTCACCAGAAGGAAAGCTCACAACAGAAGAGATGCAGAGAACCCTCCTACATTATGGAATATACATAGTGCCGATTTTTGATGACAAATTTGTTATCCCGGAAGATTGGGAAATTTTAGATTTAGTGCATTATGTACAGGGGAAATCCCAGATTTATCCGAGAGAAAGAGAAGGTTGTGTATTCAGAAATGTTGAACAGAACATTTCTTTCAAATGCATAAACCCAGAGTTCTTAATTAAGAACGATCTGTAACAAAAGGAGAAAATAAAAGTGGACACAAGCGATTTCGCGAAACGAATGAAAGAGTATGAGGATGCAAGAAAAGATTATCTGACAAAAAGAGTTCCTGTAATGATTCGTATTGATGGCAAAGCATTCCATACATTTACAAGAGGTTTGGCAAAACCTTTTGATAATATTTTGATAGAAGCAATGCAGCAGACTATGAAGTATCTTTGCGAGAATATTTCTGGATGTGTACTGGGATATACACAGAGCGATGAGATTACCCTTTTACTGATTGATTATAAATCAATGGCACAGGGAGCATGGTTTGGATATGTAAAGCGTAAGGTTGAAACAATTTCTGCAAGCATGGCAACAATGGCATTTAACAAGTTCTATACTGACATCGTTAAAGAGAGAGTCAGAAAGGAACTTAAAGGATACGAAACAGAAGCCGATAAAAAGAAAGTAACAGATTATTATACCAAATACGCTAGAAAATGCGGAAAGGCAATGTTCGACAGTCGGGCATGGAATATGCCAGAATTTGAAGTTATTAATGGGTTTATCTGGAGACAAAATGACTGTGTGAGAAATTCTATTCAGTCAGTTGCACAGGCAAACTTTTCAGCAAAGCAGCTCGAACATAAGAACCAAAAAGAACTTATGGATATGCTCATGCTGAAGAAGGGTGTGAACTGGAACGATTATCCAATTTACCTTAAAAGAGGAACTTGTTGTGTCAAAGTTCCACAGACCTATAATGAAGGAACACCAGACGAGTTTACACGTAGCAAGTGGGTTATTGATAAGGAAATCCCCACATTTACCAAAGATCGTGATTACATTGAGAAGCGATTTAAGAATATTCGTACAATAACGAATAAAATAGATCAGAAATAGTAAATCTGGCATAGGTGATTATATTTTATTGTTGGTTGGTTTTGTAAGTAGAAGGAAGATAAAATGTTGATTTTATTTAGAAAATCAATCAATTTTACATAGATGGCAAAGAGAAATTAAAAGTAAAAAGAAAGGATCTCGAATGGGAGAAATTAAAATTACAGAGAAGTCAACAAAGGCACAGATTTTAGAAGCGTATAACCAGGCTTTAAAAGAACTGGAAGCTTTAAAAGCAATGAATGACTCTCCAATTGAAACAGCAAAAAATGAAGCACTTAGAGCATCACTCAAAAATGCAGAAACAGCAGCAAAAAATTCAGTGTTCTCAGAAGAAATCATTAAGCAGTATAAAGATTTGAAAATTGCGATTGATGAATATAAAAAAGAACTTGAAAGTCTGTACGGAATCAAAACCGAAGCGGATAGCCTTGCAGCAATTATTAATGCTCACAAATTTAAAATTGCTGATATGGACACAGAATATAAAAAGCTGAAAGATGAACAGGATTCTAAGTTAGCGAAACGTAAAGCGGAAGTTGACGAAGAGATTGAAGAACTTGAAAATAAGCTTTCTAAGGCAAAAAGTAAAGCTGATAAAGAAGCGGAAGAATATGAAGAAGAACTTAAAAAGAAGAGAATCCGTGAAGCAGATGAATACAAATACAATCTGAGAATGAATAAGAAAGTTGATTCTGACGCATGGGATGATGAAAAATCTAAAAGAGAAGCAGAAATCCAGAAGCAGGAAGAGGCAGTAAAAGCCCGCGAAGATGCAATTACAGAAAAAGAGAAAGAAATCCAGGAGATGAAAGAGAAGATTGAAGCATTCCCTGGTGAACTGGAAACTGCAAAAGAAGAGGCTGCGAAAGAAGCGAAAGCGAAAGCTGAAAGAAGTTTTGCATATGAAAAGCGTGCAATTGAGTCTGATAAAAAACATGCAGAAGAAATGGCAGCGGCAGAAATCGCCAATCTCAAGAGTCAGGTTGAATCATTAAAACAGGCTAACAATGAATTAACGAATAAACTTGATGACGCATACAAGAAGATGAACGAAGTGGCAACTGCAACAGTTCAGGCAGGAGCTACAGTTAAGGTTGTCTCTTCAGATAAATAATTAAAATATCGACAGTTACACGGAACAACATGATAGTTTGATTATGACAACTAAGTTTGACTTGTATATGTTATACCATAAGGATCTTGTGCTACCGACAGAAAAATATTATGTATATGTCCATAAAAATCCTCTGACAAACAAAATATTCTATGTCGGATCAGCACAAGGAAACTGTATGAGGGCTTATGAGTTCGATAAACACCGCAACCAACAATGGAAAGAAGAAGTAAAATCTTTTGGTGGCACTTGTAATCTTATAGTTGAAATCGTGCAATACTGTGATGATCCAATAGAAGCTCAAAAAGCGGAGTTTCAGCTTATATATAAACTGAAGAAAATTGGAGAAGCATATTGTAATAATGAGGGTGATACTTCATTTCAACGGAAATATCCAAAATTAAGATACCATTTATACAAAGATGATGAGTATTGGTATTTTGATAAAAAATCCGAATTGTTTCTATATTGTGCAGAAAAATATAATCTGAGCAAACGATTAGTAAACATGATTATTAAAACTGGGAAAGAATACAACGGCGCGAAAGCGGATGCAAAAGGACTTAGAATTATTAAAGAAGGAAAGGAACACATGTAATGTTAGAAATTATATTAAAGCTTCTTAATGAAAATCCAGAAGTAGCAATTAACCTGGTACATGGATATATTGAAAAATATAAACCTGTTGTCTATGGACTTGGCAATGAATGTCTGGAGATTGCAAAAGACTATGTTGAAAATGATGAATTACACCGCTTATGTGCAATGGCGAAAAGAAAAACATTTTTGGCATATACAGAAGTTGGATTCACAGAAGATCAGGCACTTGCACTTATGTTAAACGATAATTTGCAGCTTATGAAAAATATGAAACAGGTTTCTGCCTCTGTAAATTCTTCGAAAACAGTAAAATAAGATATAAAAGTTAAAATATATAAACAATGAATTTATAGGAGAATAGAATGGTTAAATGGTTTGAAGAACTGAGTGCCGTTAATGTAAATGAGCATATTAAGCAAAAAAATGGTCTTAATTATTTGAGTTGGATGTGGGCTTGGCAAGAATTAAAGAAAAAATTCCCGTTATCTTATGCAACTGTCCATGAAACCGAAGATGGAATGTTGGTATGGCGTGATCCAATTGGATGCCATGTTAAAACTTCAATTACGCTTGTATGGAGTGAAACAGATGCAGAGGGAAATGAAGTTCTGAAAGAACATACCGCAACTGAGTACCTTCCAGTCATGGACTTCAGAAATAAGGCAGTGCCATATGAAAATGTTGACGCAATGATGGTAAACAAAACGGTGCAGAGAAGTCTTACAAAATGTATTGCAAGACTTGGACTTGGCAGCTATATTTTCGTCGATGAAGATCTTCCAGAAGAAGAGAAAAAAGAAAACGAGAAAAAGAAGAAAGAGAAAAGTGAACTGGACATTGCAAACGCAGAAGCATTCCAGTTAGCAAAAGAACTTTCAAAAGAACATAATACCGAAGTGGCAGCAATTTGCAAAAAATACACCACAAATGGTAATCCAAAAACTATTAAAAATATTGAAGATACAAAGTCTTTAATTGAAGAGTTAAAAAAATTAAAATAATTATCTTATAAGGAGAAAGAAATAATGAATAACGTTAGTTTAACAGGAAGATTAGTAAGAGATCCAGAAGTACGTTATAGCCAGGGAGAAAATCCTACTGGCGTTGCGAGATATACACTTGCAGTATCACGTCCATTTAAAAGCAATAATGGTGGACAGGATGCAGATTTCATTTCATGTGTAGCTTTCGGAAAATCTGCTGAGTTTGCAGAGAAGTACATGAAACAGGGCATGATGTTTGCTGTTACTGGAAGAATCCAGACAGGAAGTTATGATGGAAAAGACGGGAAGAAAGTATACACAACAGACGTTGTTGTTGCTACACAGGAATTTTGTGAGAAAAAAGGTGATGCACCAGCAGCGGGGAATACAGCAAAACCAGCTAAATCAGCACCAGCGGCAGACGGATTTATGAATATTCCGGACGGAGTAGATGATGAACTTCCATTTAACTAGGAGAAAATATGAGCGCACCAACAATAAATATTGAAGAAAATAAGAAACTTTTTCTTGATCTGGTTGGCTCAATTGAAAGAGATGGAATTAATGAGCTTGTGGCATTTTTAGAAAAATCTGATTTTTTCACAGCCCCAGCTTCTACAAGATTCCATTGCTCACTTCCTGGTGGATTAGCATTACATAGCTTAAATGTATATCATATGTTCGAGCATAAATGCAAGTCAGAACCATTTAAAAGCATTTTAGGTGATATGCCGGAAGATTCCAGAAAAATAATCACTCTTTTGCATGATGTATGTAAGACATATATGTATGAGATTGATTATAGGAATAAGAAAATTTACAGTGACACTGGATCAAAGAGAGATGAAAAAGGAAGATTCGATTGGGCGGCAGTCGAATATTACACAATAAATGATCGTGTTCCTTATGGACACGGAGAAAAATCGGTCATGATGATCGAAGAGTATATTAAATTGCAACCTTTTGAGAGATACGCTATTAGATGGCATATGGGTTTTTCAGAGCCAAAGGAAAACTGGAATACTCTTGGAACAGCAATTGAAAAATATCCAGTAATATTGGCTCTACATCAATCTGATTTGGAAGCTACATATCTTCTTGAAAAAGATATGAAGTCTGATTAATGAAATTTGGGAGAGCTTATGTTCTCCCTTTTTATTATATAGAAAGAGGAATAATCAATGGGTACAAAACAATTCAAATGTGGTTATGGACATTGCGCCCACAAAAACAAAATTGTCTACGAACCTGAGTCTGTAAAGATTAACACTAGAAGATGGCATAAAGATTGCTATGAGCTTCAAGGACTAATTGCAGAAATTGAAGAAGATTATATACAACATGTTAGTAAATCTGTCCCTATCGCATATTTGAGAAAAGTTATTAATGAAATTGTATTTGGGGAAAAATTGGAAAATGCAAATGTTGAAAAGTGGGAATCAAATCTTAATGCCGGAAGATATTTAAGTTTTTGTCTTAAATTTGCTATTGCGAATAAAATTCCATTAACACATCCACCAGGAATGTATTATCTGATTGATAACGCAAGAATTAAAAAAGCATATCAAAAAGAGAATGAATTGAGAATACAAAAAGAAATAAAAGAAGAAATGAAACACGAAGAGAATACTGCTTCTGCTCCGGTAAGTGTGCCAGTTAGTGTGCAAGTTAAAGCTACCACTCAAAAAGGAAATACAATCGGATTTGGTAGCATCTTAAAAGGAGGAAAATAATGTCAGATGAATTAAATGTATTATGTGATACCCAAGCGGAAGCTGGTGTGATTGCGACATTAGTTCATCACCCGGAATTTATACTTCAGAGCGATTACTTGAAGCCCGGATATTTTTACCACAAAGAAAATGGCTGCATATACTGGGCTATAGATGAATTATTTAAGTCCGGTGTAAAAGTTATTGATACTTTTAATATTACAAATAAGCTACAATCGAATGCGGCAGTAAAAAAGAAAATTGATAGTGTCAACATGCCAGACATGGATGATTTCTTTGATATGTGTGAAGATGCTGCCAGAACGACCATAGAAGAATATAACTTGCTTGTTGCTCAAGTTGTTACATTATCTTTTAAAAGAGATCTTATCAAACTGTTTGATAGAATGAAGAAAAAGATAATTCAGACTCCAATGGAATTGAATGAATTAAGTAATGATGTATACACAGAACTTGAAAAATTAACAAGCAAATATATATTCAACAGAAATGTGTTGAGATTTGGCGATAAAGCAAAAGACATATATCAGGAGATTAAGGATAGGCGTGACGAAAATGGTATTATTGGTATTCCATCAAAATTCAATAAAGTAGGACAATATTTCTGCTATGAACGTGGCGAACTGGTGATGATTTCTGGACGAATGAAGATGGGAAAAAGCTCCTATATGCTTAATGAGGCAATGGATAAAATACAGAAAGGCATTCCTACTGTATACTTCGATACGGAAATGAGCGACAGACTATTTTACATCAGGATGATGGCAAATCTTACTGGTATACCACAGGATAAAATAAAAAAAGGTAATTTGTTACCAGAGGAAGAAAAAATAATTGATGAAACAAATGATTGGCTTTCCGGTAAACCGTTTGTACATATCTTTATTCCAAATTCTACAAATGAAGAACTCTATCTAATCTGCAAATCTTTAAAGTATAGTATGAATCTCCAATTTGTGATTTATGATTATTTTAAAAGTTCCGAATCAGATTCTTCAGCACAATACAATGATTTGGGAGCAAAATGTGATTTTATGAAAAATAGAATTGCTGGTGAACTTGATCTTCCTGTATTGGCTGGAGCGCAGCTTAATAGAAATGATGAAGTTGCAGATTCAGACAAGTTGGAGAGATATGCGAGTGTAAGTGCAAAGTGGAGAAAAAAGACTTCTGATGAAATTGCAAACGATGGAAAAGAATGTGGAAATTATGCACTTAATGTAAAACTGAACAGATTGGGAGAGGGAATGTTTGAGGACGAATATATTGATTTCAAATTTTCTGGATCAGTCATGCGGATTGAAGAGGCGAAACAGCATACGGAGCAAGAGAAACCATTTTAAAGGTGGGCTAAATGGAAGAGTACAGCGAAGAACTTATTGAGGAAATCAAAGAAAGTATAGATATAGTTGATTTCATCGGAGAATACGTTGAACTTAAAAAGAAAGGTAGAGAATATTTTGGGAATTGCCCGTTTCATGATGAAAGAACGGGATCATTTTCAGTAACACCGCATAAAGGTGTCTACTATTGCTTTGGGTGCAAAAAGGGTGGAGATATTATTGATTTTTGCCAAGATTACTTAAATATGACCTATGAACAGGCTATTAATTATCTTGGCAGTGAAGCTGGGATAAGCACTGTAAAAACAAAAATCTCTCCTACTGTGCGCTATCTGAGAAAATCAACCAGAAAAAAAAGAAATAAACAAATCCCAGAACCACATAAGATACTTGATAAAAGTGTTCTGTCTGATTTTGAGCGACGGAAAATAACAAAATGGATCGAAGAAGGAATACCACAATCAATAATGGATTATTACATGGTAATGTATGATAAAGAATCAAACAGAATTGTATATCCAGTTTTTGATAATTCCGGGAATTTAATCAATGTGAAGGGCAGAACGCTTTTTGATAATTATAAAGAATATAATATACCGAAATATATGAATTATTATCCTGTTGGAGATTTAGATTACTTCCAAGCATTCTGTTTCAAAAAAAAGATTCTTGATAGAAGTAAAGAAGTAATTATATTTGAATCACTGAAATCAGTTATGAAATTGGATAGTTTTGGTATTTATAATTCAATATCTTCTGAGACAAGCCAGATTAATATTTTTCAGGTCAGAGAGTTAGTGCAACTTCATTGTGATGTTGTTATTGCATTCGATAGTGATGTTTCGCTTGAAGAAATTAAAAAGAAAGATACTATACAACTTCTCTGCCACTTTACAAATGTATATGTTGTATATGACAGCAATGGATTATTAGGTGGTAAAACTGAAAAAAATAGTCCGGTAGACAAAGGAAAAGAAATCTGGGAAGAACTTTATAAACAGAGAATTAAAATTTAAGAGGTGAAAAATGTCAGAGTATTCATTTCTGATAGATTCTATGGAGTGGTCTTTTAGCCGCATAAATTCATTTTGTCAATGTAAGTATGAATGGTATTTACAATATATTGAGTCAGCAGTAGGACAAAATAATTTTTATGCAGAATTTGGAAAGTTTTGCCACACCATATTAGAGAAATATGCCAAAGGTGAACTTAGTCTTTTTGAGCTGGCTGATTATTTTGACGCTCATTATGATGAAGAAGTTCCATCAATGGTATATCATAAGACTGCAGATATCCGGCAGAGTTATCGAGATAAAGCAGTTGAGTATTTTGAAAACATTGATCTTGACCTTGAGAAATATGAAATCCTGGGAATTGAAAAGAAATGTAATTTTACGGTTGGTGGTAAACCATTTGTCGGTTACATAGATTTACTTCTTAGGGATAAAAAGACAGGCGGAATTATAATACTAGATCATAAATCTTCAGAATATCCGCTAGGCAAAAGAGGACAGGTTTTAAAGTCAGAAGAAAAGAAATTCAAATCATATAAGCGGCAGCTATATTTATATGCAATTCAAGTATACAACGAATACGGAGTTTACCCGGAAAAGGTTGGATGGAATTACTTTAAGAATAGGAAATGGTTGTTTCTTGACTTTGATAAGGAAGATTATGACGAAGCACAGAACTGGGCTTTAAGTACGATAGCAGAAATAAACGAAGAAGAGAATTTTAATCCAAACGTAGATTTTTACTACTGTCACAATCTATGCAGATATAGAAACTCCTATTGTGAATATAAGAACTATTAGGAGGTGCTGATTTGTCACAAATTGATTTGAATTATGTTGTATATCATCTTCATAGTGACCTTTCAAATGGTGTCACAAATGTAGATAGCGTTACCAAGTTCAAAGAGTATATTGAAAAAGCAAAAGAATTTGGCATGAAAGCAATGGCATTTAGTGAACATGGATCAGTATTTGAATGGTATCACAAAAAAGAAGCTATTGAAGCTGCCGGAATGAAATATATACATGCAATAGAAGCATATATCACAGAAGATAATAATACAACCAATAGAAAGACAAAGACAACATATACTGCAGTCGATTTACTCTCATCTGTTAAAACAAAAAAAGAAGTAAAAATTACTTTTGAAAAATACTGGGAGCGTGAAGATGGGGCATATATTGCGGAAAGTGTTGACGGGAAAGAAGTTCTAATTGATCCTGAAACAATAACCATTAAAGAAGAAAAAGTCATTAAAACCAGAGACAATTATCACTGTGTTTTAATTGCTAAAAATCTCGATGGTGTTCGTGAAATAAATAAATTAACATCACAATCTTTCTGTAGAAGTGATAGTCATTTTTACTATG